GGAATAATATACAGAGAGGATCGTTTTATTGTATTAATAATCATTTATTTTATCATCAACAACATGGTAAAAAATTTATTAATAAAACATTTTCTAATCCTAAATCAGGTATTATAAACCCAGCTGTAGACAAAGACTGGAAAGCAAAAATAGACGCTTACTTAGAATATATATTAATGAAACGTGAGTGTTATAAGAACTGGTTTATTGATAATCCACCAAAGAAAAAGTAAAAAGTGTGACAATTGAGTGATATATAAAAAAAGAAAATCTAATTAAATTTAAAAATTATGGCTAAAAATAAAGCAAAAAAAATAACAAGTACAGAGTTAAAAGATATGCAAGGTATTATCCAAGCTATTAATAACTCACAATTACAGTTAGGTAATATAGAGATGCAAAAGCTAGACGCTGCAAATTATGCATTTAAATGTAGAGCAGAGCTTCAAGCTTTTAATAAAAAACTAGAAGACAAATATGGTAAAGTCAGTGTAAGTATAACTGATGGAGCTTTAAAATACTCTGAAGATGGCGAAGTTAATAAGAAAAATTAGCATTGGGCGAGATTACAAAAACGATGCTATGCACTACTCCGTAGGCCAAGAGGTTTACGGAGGTCATATAATATGTGATATAGTAGAGTCTAAAGATAAGTTCAGTGTATTTATTGAAAAAAATAATGACGTTATACCGTGGAAAGATTTTAATAAAAACATGGCTATATCTGTAGAGTATAACTTAGAGTATTAATGAAAGGTACGTTTTATTTTTTAGTAAAACCAAAAACCTCAAGATACAATAATACTAAAAAAATAAAAGATAAAGAGCTTATATTAAATAGTGAAATATTTAGTCACGAGTATATAAGCAGAGAGGCTGTTGTTGTAGGTTTACCAAGTAACTTTAAAACAAAAATAAAAGTTGGTGATACGCTTATAATACATCATAACGTTTTTAGAAGGTGGCACGATGCTAGAGGTAAAGAACGTAATAGCACTAATTGGATAAGTGATGATTTATATAAAGTAAATGTAGATCAGATATACGCTTATAAAAGAGACAAAGAGTGGAAAGCTATTGATGGTTATTGTTTTGTTAAACCTATTGATAAAGAATTAATGGGTGTAGTTAAATACGGTAAGCACCAAGGTAAGTTAGTAGGTTTTAGACCTAGCAGTGAGTATGAGTTTACTATAGACAACGAGAAATTATATAGAGTTTTAGAACATTTTATTACAATTGAATATGGATCCGAAGAAGAAAAAAGTAAACATAATAGAAGCTGGCTACAAAGCTGTTGATGAATTAATAAAAGTAGCTAAAGAAAAAATAGTTGATAGTGATGATGATGTTTCAGCTGATAGATTAAAAAATGCTGCAGCAACAAAAAAGCTAGCTATATTCGATGCGTTTGAAATATTAAATCGTATTGAAGAAGAAAAAGCTATATTGGAAGACAAACCTAAACAAGACAAACCTAAATCATTTACAGGTTTTGCTGAAAGAAGATCGAGATAATGGGATTATATGAAGTAATAGATCCTATTAAAATTAATACGATCAAACGTTTAAACAAGTCTAAAAAGTGGAAATATGGATATAACAAAGAACATGATGTTGTAGTTATATCTAAAACAGGTATGATAGGTGAGATATATGAAATACAAAATTTAAAAATAGCTTTACCTAAACAACCTAAACAAGTACACAAGTTTAAGAATAATAAGTGGGAAGTAACACCTATACCAGATCAGCTGAAAAGAATAAACACGATATTTGATTGGAGAGAATATCCTAAAAGTTTTAAAGATAAATACGAAGATTATATTGATGATGAATTTAAAAAACGTGAAGAAGGCTTTTGGTTTTATAACAAAGATAAGCCTACTTACATTACTGGCACTCACTATGTCTACTTGCAGTGGAGTAAGATTGATGTCGGGCACCCAGACTTTAGGGAAGCAAATAGATTATTCTACATTTTCTGGGAAGCTTGTAAAGCGGATACCAGATGTTACGGAATGTGCTATCTTAAAAATAGAAGATCTGGGTTCTCCTTTATGGCATCAGGGGAAACTGTTAATATGGCAACCATATCAAGCGATGCTAGGTTTGGAATATTATCCAAGTCTGGGCCAGATGCAAAAAAGATGTTTACTGATAAAGTCGTTCCAATATCCGTTAACTATCCGTTCTTTTTCAAACCGATACAAGATGGTATGGATCGACCAAAAACCGAACTGGCCTATCGTGTACCCGCATCCAGACTTACTAGACGTAAAATCACGAGTACGAGTGAGAGGCCCGAGGAGCTCACAGGACTGGACACCACCATCGACTGGAAGAATACAGGTGACAACTCCTACGATGGAGAGAAGCTTAAACTCCTCGTCCATGATGAGTCGGGGAAGTGGGAGCGGCCGAACAACATCCTCAACAACTGGCGTGTCACGAAAACAACATTAAGATTAGGTAGTAGAATTATTGGTAAGTGTATGATGGGTTCAACAAGCAACTCATTAGATAAAGGCGGTAATGAATTTAAAAAATTATACTATGACTCAGACGTCACAAAAAGAAACCGCAACGGACAGACTAGCTCGGGACTATATAGTTTGTTCATACCTATGGAATGGAACTACGAAGGATTCATTGATTCTTTTGGATTACCTGTATTGGAAACGCCAGACACAGAGGTTGAAGGACCTTATGGCGATATAATAGATATAGGTGTTATAGCGCATTGGCAAAACGAAGCAGATGGTTTAAAAAATGATCAAGATGCTTTAAATGAATTTTATAGACAGTTTCCAAGAACTGAAGAACATGCTTTCAGAGATGAAACTAAAAATAGTATATTTAATTTAGTAAAGATATACGAGCAAATAGATTATAATGAAATAAATCCTAAACCTATACAAGGTAGTTTTGTTTGGGAAGATGGTATAAAAGATACTAAAGTAAAATTTTATCCAGACAAAACAGGTAGATTTAATATAGCTTGGGTACCTCCGCTTGAATTACAAAACAGTTATTTTATAAAAAATGGTACTAAATATCCAGGCAACGAACACATAGGAGCTTTTGGTTGTGATAGTTATGATATATCAGGAACTGTAGATAATCAAGGATCAAAAGGTGCTTTACACGGTTTAACTAAGTTTAGCATGGAAGACGCTCCACCTAATACTTTTTTTCTTGAATATGTAGCTAGACCAGCTACAGCTGAAATGTTTTTTGAAGATGTATTGATGGCATTAGTATTTTATGGTATGCCATTATTAGCAGAAAACAATAAACCTAGACTTTTATATTATTTAAAACGTAGAGGTTACAGAGGTTACTCAATGAACAGACCAGATAAATTATGGAATAAATTATCAACAGCTGAAAAAGAAGTTGGCGGTATACCAAACTCAAGCGAAGATATTAAACAAGCTCATGCTGCTGCAATTGAAAGTTATATACAGCAACATGTAGGTTTAAAAGAAAATGGTGATTACGGTAATATAAATTTTAATACAACATTAAACGATTGGTCAAAGTTTGACATAAATAATAGAACAAGGTTTGATGCTACTATTAGCTCAGGTCTTGCTATAATGGCTTGTAATAAAAACTTATATCACCCTAAACCAGCAAGAACTCAAGCCAAAGTAGAGTTTGGTTTTACTAAATACGACAATAAAGGTATGTTATCAAAAATAATAACTAATGATTAAAACGCAAAAAAAGTCTACATTTCCAAGCCAGGCAGTGCCTGACGCTGAGAAGTCTAGTAAAGAATATGGTTTGCAAGTTGCAAGAGCCATAGAAGCCGAGTGGTTTAAACGCGACAGCGGTAGCGATAGATATTATGATATGCAAATGCGTAATCATGAACTTAGATTATACGCAAGAGGAGAACAATCAATACAAAAATATAAAGATGAGTTATCAATTAATGGTGACTTAAGCTATTTAAACTTAGACTGGAAACCAGTACCTATTATACCTAAATTTGTAGATATAGTAGTTAATGGTATAAACGATAGGTTGTACGATATTAAAGCTTTTTCAATTGATCCATTAGCAGCACAAGAGAGAACAGAGTATATAGAAGCTATGCTAGAGGATATGAGGTTTAAAAGTTTTAAACAAACAGTTGTTGATGAAACAGCTATAAATACTTTTAACAACGATCCTGAAAAATTACCAGAAAATGACGAAGAGCTTGCGGTTCACATGCAGCTCGATTACAAGCAATCAATTGAAATAGCTGAAGAAGAAGCTATAAACAATGTAATGCGTTTAAATAAGTATAATTTAATTAAGAAAAGATTAGATTATGATTTAACTGTTTTAGGTATTGCTGCTTGTAAAAACAGTTTTAATACTGCAGAAGGTATAAAATTAGAATATATAGATCCTACTAACTTAGTTTATTCTTATAGTGAGTCTCCATATTTTGATGATTTATATTATGTTGGTGAAGTTAAAAGAGTACAGATAAAAGATTTAGCTAAACAATTTCCTAACTTAACTACTGAAGAGTTAGAAGAAATTGAAAAGAGATATGAAAGTGCTACGTATGATAGATATATATATTACCCACAAGACAGTAACGAAAAAGGATACGTAAACGTTTTACATTTTGAATATAAAACTTTTCATCATCAAGTTTATAAAGTAAAACAAACTAGTAGCGGTGGTGATAAAGCGCTTAAAAAAGATGACACATTTAATCCGCCAAAAGATCAAAGAGCTAGATTTCAAAGAGTTTCAAGAGCAATAGAAGTATTATACAGCGGTACAAAAATTGTAGGTTATGATACTTTGCTAGAGTGGAAAATGTGTGAAAACATGACAAGACCTAAGTCAGATATTACTAAAGTAGCTATGAGTTATAATATAGTTGCTCCACGTATGTATAAAGGTAGACCAGAGTCTTTAGTAGCTCGTATGATTACTTTTGCTGACATGATACAGTTAACACATTTAAAACTACAACAAGTAATGTCAAGAGTAGTACCAGACGGTGTTTATCTTGATGCAGATGGTTTAGCTGAAATAGATTTAGGTAATGGCACAAACTATAATCCACAAGAAGCTTTAAACATGTTCTTCC